TTTTGGGGGTCAAGCTAACAGGGGTCTCACCCGACATAGCACGCATTTTATGGATTCGCAGCGTCGCGTCTGCGCTGTCGAGCTCGTAGTCACCCTTTGGCCCGGACTGCTTCCCCTCCAGATACCCTTTTAATCCAGCTTTGTCGTTGCGAGTCAGAATTTTCTGACCCTTCTCACTGGTAGGCAGAACGATAGCGTGGTTGGGGTAGAAGTCGAAGAACTTCCCCACCATCGTGGCTAAGGCCCCAGGGTAGCCGCTAGAGGATTGCACAGCCTGGCTGAACTGCCAAAACTGATTTTTCCTCGGCGGTCCCTTCCCTGGCTCGTAGTTGCGGACAGCCGTGATGGTGACGTTGTAGGATGCTGGCCCTTTTTTAGCCATGCTGCACCGGCTACGCGGGTCCTGAAGCCAGCAACTGTATCGCTAGAGGATGGAATCCTGCGCGTTGCGCTGCGATGCGGGGCTCGGTGGAGGTCGCCCAGTCTGCTGCCTCATCGGTGATCTGGATGATCGGGATGTATTGCACACCATCGATGACCACCGGGTGGGGCTCAGCAGAAGCCTGCATCTGTTGCTGCTGCTCCTGCTTCTTTGGCGCGTGTGCTCCCCAGTCTACGGTGGGACCTTCTTTGCTAGGAACCTCCGCTGGAGACGTTTCAGTAGAGAAAGTGGCCCCCAAGCCCTCGGCGCTCTTGAGCGCTTCAATGGCGGTATCAGCACCTTGAACCAGCTGCTTCATCGCACCACTAAGCTTGCTGAGTTTGGCTTTCTCAAGTTGAGCGGAAAAATCTGTTAGGCCACCCTTGAGGTCGCCCCAGTTTTTCAGTGCAGCAGACTTCTCGTCGTAAGAGCCTGAAGAGAACTTTTTCGCAAGCGCATCAATCTCGCTGTACGCCTGCTGCATCAACTCACCGATACGCTGGTCTGTAACAGCCCCGGCAATTTTCTTGGACAGGTTTGCCAGCTTCGTGAGCGCTTCAATAGCGGCTACGTTCTCGGAAGCAGTTTTTGCCAACCGGTAAAGCCACCCTGCGTGCTTGATGAACTCTGGTGTCTCACCAAGACGACGCTGGTAAAGCTGACCCGCTACCCGAATGTATTGGGGAGTGCCCATGAGAAACTCCATCTCTTTGAGGGTTGGTCTCAGTCGCCCGTATTTACGAATTTCTCGGCAAACGCCTTGTCACCGTAAGCACGGGTGAAGAAGTCCACCAGGAATTTCTTCTGCTCAGCTTTGGCCTTCGGAGCCTTCTCCGTAACGTCGACCACTGCTAGGCGGTCCACTGTGAGGGATTGCCCGTTGGCCTTCACCGTCACGGTGTCATTACCTACCTTGGAGACCTCTCCCTGCTGCAGAATTCCCTCGTAGGAAAAACGCACCCGGTCACCAGGTTCTAGGCTGTTGATGCCTGCGGTCACGAGATCAACCAGGCGAAGACGGTGATGCACACTAGCAGTGCGCTCACGAGACAGACGCTCGCGCATGATCTCGTCCAGGTCATCCTTCTCCGCACGAGCTAGGAAACGCTCGTTGCCATCGGTGAGGACTTCCCAGATCACTTTCTCGCTGTCCATGTACTTCGCTTTGCCCACCGACAGCATCTTGTGCGACTGTACATCCTCCATAGGACGGAAGCGTCTGTTCTTGCTCACAAAAGCCGTGACACGGTCGAGCTCGGGATACAAACGCACGCTCTCGAGAGTCAGTCTGACGTTGCCGTTGAAGGAGGACGTGGCCCACTGGTCCAATTCAGAACGCTTGGGATGTCCCATTTCCTTCGTGAAGGCAATCATGACCCGTGCTTCGTGGGGACTCGTGATCGCGTAGTCTGTGAGCTTCAGATCGAAACGTCCGCTCCTGGTACTGGCTACACGCTGGTTCAGGCGTGTGCTCAACCGGCTGGCAATGTCATTTTTGATGAAGTCCGACATTTCCTTCTCTCCTAGTAACCATCAGTGGTTTGTCCATAAATTGAACGACAAGTCCCAAGAGAAAACGAAACATACCTAGACAACCTTGGGCTTAGCCGCAACTACATATAGAGGTTAACTTGAAACCAGAGTTGTGGAGGACGGAGCGGAAGAAGATTTTGTGATCTACTTAGACAGCTTCGATCTAGGAATTTCAACACAGTACCGGGTGCACCAGTCCGTGAAAACAGACGGACCAATACCAAGAGCAGCACACATGCTTTTTACGTTGGCCCAGCGCTGCACGCACAAATCCAGAACGCGTTCAATAGGAAGCTCGAGCTCCTGCTCCAACCGAATTATCTGAGGCGGCTTGTAACGGGAGCACCCTTTGCTGCAGTAGGTAAACCCGGACTTTACAATCATTTTCCTACGGGACTCAATTTTATGCTCGCACACTACACAGACATTTTCCGGATGCACACGCACCACAAGCTCGTTCCCACTGTCCATCGCAATGGTTTCCTTGAGCGCACCCTGGCTTAGCTGCCGAAAGGTCCTGTTTAACAGCGAACGCAGGGCCCCTACCTCTCTGTCAAGCAAAAATGAAAGCTCGTTTAGGTTGAGAGCATCCCGCTCATGGCGTAAACGGTAAAACAAAATACAGTTCAAGGACCATGGATCTTCCGTATGGAAAGCGCAGGAGGACACCAGGCAGGGCTGGTACATGTCGATACCAAGCTCTGGACAGTGGAACGGCGGCTCTGTGGAACGGTGGTTGAAGCGGTTGCTCACCAGCTGCTCGCGCTGTGCAAAAAGAGGCGTGATAAACTCAAGGACCTCTTTAGTAGTAGCGGGGGTGATGTTGTCGTAAAGAAGACGCACGTTGTGCAGCATGGTCAGACATGGCCACACGTCTGAAGCAATGCACGACGCTGCTATCTCTTCTTCAGGCATCTTGACTCTCTTCAACAACTTACATAGGTCTCTGCATACCTCGTAAGACGGGCAATCCAGGCGCACCTTCTTTGCGGACATAACAACCCCAACTTGCAAAAGTAGTGTGAGCTAGAGTTGGCCTAAACCAACCCGCAGAAGGTAATATGGAAGGTAATTGGGGGAAGGTAATGGGTCTCTAGCTTAGAAGCTAGAAAGACTCATCAAATAGTGACGCTGCCCGACTGGCCTTACGGCTGTCTGTAGCTGCTGCTGTAGCAGGCTTCTTGGACTTGTTTTTTACGCCCTTTGGACGACCACGCTTCTTGGGTGCGTCGGCTTCAGGTGTGGCCTCAGCGTCCTTGTTTTTTACACCCTTTGGACGACCACGCTTCTTGGGCGCGTCGGCTTCAGGTGTGGCCTCAGCGTCCTTGTTTTTTACACCCTTTGGACGACCACGCTTCTTGGGCGCGTCGGCTGCCTTCGCGTCGGTAGCTTTCTTGCTACCCTTTGGACGACCACGCTTCTTGGGCGCGTCGGCTGCCTTCGCGTCGGTAGCTTTCGCGTCGGTAGCTTTCGCGTCGGTAGCTTTCTTGCTACCCTTTGGACGACCACGCTTCTTGGGCGCGTCGGCTGCCTTCGCGTCGGTAGCTTTCTTGGGAGCAGCCTTTTTGGCGGTGGCTACGGGAGCCTCCACCTCGGCATCACTCGCAAGATCTTCGTCTGCGAAGTAGTACTGTACCATCGCCTTCGGAAGTGTGTACGTGCGGAGCTTGTTGGGGGCACGTCCCTTGGTTTTGTGCACAGCTTGTACGACGTACTCGGCGCCGCTGGCGTTTACCAACAAGCACTCGGTGACGGGCAGCTTTGCGCCGCGAACTCCTACTAATGTGATCTGCTGGGATGTCTTTTTGGCCATGTTTAGCCTCCTTCTATGTGCTTTCTTCTTCACTGTTCGATGACTCTGTGAGGTCCCAACGCAACCTCACGAATCTGTTAAACCGAGCTTTTGCTACACTGACCTTATCGCCCTGTAGCTTAATGTCCACCTTAACGCCGACTAACTCGGCACGACGTTGCCAGTATTCCATGCGTTCGTCTTGACCTGCCTTGAAGAGGAAACCTCCACCAACATTAACTTTTTCTCCATTAAGGTCAACAACAAACGCACCCAGCCGCTCGCTGTAGCGGTAGGATACAGCACCATCGAGATGTGTCGAAATTCGACGGTCACGATCATCTTTCACAAGCGTGCGTAGATGCTCTGCAGCTGCCTCCGGATCGTCTACGTAGGCGTTGAAGTAGTAACCATCATCCTCGACACCATCGAACTCGGTGACCATTGCGTCGCGGATGATGCTTTTGTCTCGGGGAGATGCAGCAGAATGCTGCTTGGTTCCAGCCACCGTCCCAACGATGGTGGCGGTCTCGTCTTTCACAGGCTTGAGCTTGAGCACGTATTTGTGCGCACGGTCGAACACATGCGGTGCATTCATCATCTTGATCATGGTTCCCTCGAAGCCACCATCAAGGGACCAGGCATGAAAAGCGTCAAGGGCAGCTGCGTCAGGGATGACCTTGTGTCCAAGCACGTAAAGGTTATCCGTCGCCTGACGGACCTTTGCGTACAAACGTGTAGCTCCTGCTGCCCGCATGAGAAGCTGCTTGCGGTCCTTCCAGGGCATCTCGTACTTCTTTTTCATGTAATCTTCGACAGGAGCCCAGTCGAACAAAATCACACGAGTCTTTGCCAAGAAGTCCTCCTCATCAAAGGTCTCCGTCTTGCTCACCACACTGGACGTCTCGTTCCAGTCAGTAGCCAAAAACTCGCCATCGAGGAAGAGGGGTGTGTTTTTCGGCGCACCGCGTAGCTCGTTAAGCGTTGCAGCGAACGCGATGCACTGGTCGATGAGAGATTCTACACCCTCTATTTCAGCTTTGCGTAGTAGACCACGCGTGTGCACCTGAAGCTCATGCTCATCAGGGAAGATGTAAAGAAGGGCACGCTCACCATCCAACTTGAACTCCGCTGTTACAGGGAATTCGAGAGGCTTCTTCTCGGTCACCACCTTCTCAAAGTCTTTGGCCAGGCAGCATCCGTGGTAGTGAAATTCTCCCTCTTTTGTGCCTGTCCAGAAACCTGAACCGTAGATTTTCTCGATGGTAGTACGACCAACACCAATGCGAAGGTCATGGTCTAACACGCGCAGGTACCACTTACGGACGCGTGGGTGGCACTTGGCGAGGAAGTTTGTCATCTTCTCGCGTGCTGTGTTTCCTGTAACGCGCCGTGCTGTAAGCGCGTCCAAAGCGATGAGAAATGACTTGAACGATTCTAGTGTACCGTAGCCGTTCTCAGCAGACGGAACGTCCTCCTTGAAGCGCACGTAGTACTTGTCGGTACCCAGCGCCTTCAGAAAAAACTCCTGCAGCACCGGGTTGGATTTGCTCTCCTCAACGATCCCCTTACGAACTTTGGGACCTGCCGCGTTCTCAAGCTCCTCGAGCACAAGTATCGCGGCTTTGAACGTGTCTATCTCGAGTGTCTCGAGGTACGAGTTGTCTCTCGGCATGGTAATTGCCTCGTAATTAGAGCGTTATTCGGGGCTCGCTGTTTTCTTGGTGATCTGCGGGTCGCGTGTATTTTTCCATTCCTTGTACTTGTAGGTGAACTTTTGCCCCTTGTGAGACTTCACGCCCGCCAGGATGATGTTACCGCGAGCGATGGACAAAATGAGCCCTTCAACACGCTCTTTAGATACCAGGTCTTTCCACTCCACCCAGTCGCCTGATTCGAACTTAGGCTTCGGTGGACGTTTCGGACGCGCTTTCTGGGAAGCAACCTTGGAGTACTGACGGATGAAACCTTCAGCCAGATTCAGCTGCTCCAGATTGTTAAACGACATCACGAAGCCCTTGGCATTCGCGAACACCTCCCGCAGGTCTGCTTCAACAGCATGACGCTCTAACCAGCCGCCGAGGAAGTCGGAGGCACCAAGAATCTTCTTCAGTCCTGGCAGCATGCTGCGAACGGTAAGAATTTCTGGAAGCGACATGCTGAGGAAAGTACTGAGCTCTGCGTCGTACTCTTTGCAGACGAAGAAGGAGCCACATGAAAAACGCTCGGCGCTCATGACGGTGTCCGCGTCAAGACGACGCCCTGCGCTACACCGCTTTTTACCAAGCCACTCACGTTCCCAAAGCGCGCAGTGCTTACATTTGATGGGGATGACGTCACCGGGATGGTACGTTTTTCCACCGGCAGCCGTGAAGCCACGCTGGACCTCGTAGCTGGAAGCCACATCCGAGGGATCACCTTCCTTTGAAGGCGGCGCGGGTGCCTCTTCGGATTTAGCGGGCGCAGCAGCTTCCTCTTCGCCTGAGCTCGCTTCTTCCTGCAACTCTTCTTCGGAAACCTCTTCAGATGTAGAAGGTTCATCACCCTCAGGAACTTCCTCTTCGGAAGGTTCCTTTGAAGCAGGCTCCACGTTGTCGGGCTCATCGTCGGTCAGTGACGCTTCGAACAGGTCTGGGTCAAGACCCTTGACGACATCTTCGTTTTTTGCCATCTCGTAATGCTCCTCTTGATAGTGGATCGCTAAAGACTAGCTGTCTTCTGTTAACTGTTGGTAACTGTTCGCCACGAGGGCGACATCTTTCGCATCTACACAATACTGCTCAGCGACTTCTTCTTCAGTACGTTCAATATCATCATCAGAGTAGAGTAGCATATCTACTGCTTTGCTCAAATCGGGGCCGACACCATCGATGCCTTCCACCCACTTAAAGAAGCTTTTGATTAGGTCGTCGGGAACACCACCACGGGTAATCATCCCCTCGCAAGCGCTCTTAAAATCCTCACGCGTAGTGTCTCCCATCAACCGGAGTATCGAAGGAGTAGCTGCTTCATGCGCAAAGATGAACGTTTCTTTTTTACCCGACGCTTGAATAGCATCCCGGATCTTGAGCATCTGTTGACGGAAGGTGGGACCAGTGTAAGCGGAGGCCACGACAGCTTTTTTACGAGCGCGCTTAGCTGCGGAAAGAGGTATATCAATTTTCAGGCTGACTGCCTCTTCCTCGATACGGCGTAGTAGCTCATCACGACTCTGACGTGGACGCCCCACAATCTTGCCCTCCTCGTCTACCTCTGCATCCATTAAAGGGACACCCAAGTCAACGAGGTCGGAAGCGTCACCAAAAGCCACCACGAGCCCAATATTAGCTGCATGAGGTGCAAGCTGCCCCAGCTTCTCAAGTGCACGCAACGCGACAACTTGCCGACGACGCTCCTGTTGAAGCTTCAACGGTTGGTTGTTTGTTTTCGCAGGAAACAAATGGATGTGATCCTGCTTGTGATTGGCGACTAACACAAAAGCTTCCGGGCTGAAGTAGGCAAACCCAACTGCTTTCACTGAGGAAGGCTGACTCATTTATCGATCCTCCGAAGCCTTCCGAAAAACAGTTCTCTTAATTCGGGACTGCTTAGCGGAAGTAGCACACTCGCAATGTTTTTGTCAACTTGAAAAATGGCTTTGTCAGATTTTTTTGGCTTACCCTTGCACGCAGAATGTTCGCAGCTGGCTACCAAGTTGCCGTCTAGCAAGAAAAACGGTACCCACTCAAGTCTTACACCACACACGTTTTTCACGTAGTCGTGCAGAAAGTCGTCTGTGTCATAGTAGACGTCGTGAAAGCACAGCAGTAGCCAGGCGACTGCTACAGCCAAAGGGCTGTCGGCGGTGCGTTCGAGTCGACTTAGAATCTGTGGACCACTAAGAGTTCTGTACTTAATGTGGTCACTTTTATGAGCAATAATCCGTACTTCCCCACCACTGGCACCTGGTATTTCAATCGAGTCAACACCAGGCATCGCATCAAGAAGCCACTGAATTATCTCTGGTGACTCCTTGGACAGCTGAAAAAATGCGTTAGCAATCATTGCTCACTACTACTGTTTTACAAGTTCGGACGCCATTTGATGATATTTCGCAGGCGGGTCTTCCAGATAAAGTGTTGCGTTATTATTCTCGCGAATCGCCCACCATGTTTGGTCCCAAATCGGGTGTGATAGCACCTCCGGACGGTGGGATATCACGAACACCGATCCAAACTTTTGCTTTAACAGCGCAAAAATCGAGATAAGACCCTCTGTACCCAACGGGTCCAGGTTTCCAAACGGCTCGTCAACGATGAGCACGTTGGAGCTACTACCTGTGTAGAGCTCCTTCAAGTCGCGGAGGCCGAACAAAAAAGCGAGTCCAGCCTTGTGTCGTTCACCACCAGAAAGCAAGCTGCTGTTGGTAGACACTTCTTCGAGACGCCGACCAAGCCCAAACTGTAGGGAACCCTCCTGGTCTGTCAAGTGCAGCGATACATTTCTGTTTGGCCACAAAATGTCGGAGTACGCAGGAACTGTGCGCTCCGCTGCGTCGGACAAAATGGCATCGAAACGATCCTGTTTCATACCCTTGCTGCCAAACGACTTGTGCAAAGCCTCTAGACAACGAATCTCAGCAATGAGGGCCTCCTGCTTGCGTAGGGTACGCTTGAGCACCTTCTCATGACGAAGCAGCTGCCGAAGCTCGTTCACACGCTCACGCAGATGAGCCTCATCACTACTTGCCTCCGCTATCTTAGTGGCTGCTCGCTTCAACCGGCTACGGAGCTCCCGCAACTTAGTTTCCACTTCCTGCATGTCACCACGAGGAAGCTGCTTGAGCTCCTCCAGCTTTTCTACGATGAATTTGCCCGTCTCGTAGCGGTCCCGGTACTTGTCTACAACGCGGCGCGCTTTTTCGCAGCGCTCCACCAAGTCATCCTTGCTGTCGGAAGGCATAGCCGCAAGCTCGGCTTCGATTTCTATGCGGCGTCGTGAAGTCTCAAGCTCAGCGGAAAGCCTGCGCTCCTTACCACTAAGTAGACGGATGTCCTCTGTCACCTCTTCTGGAGAACGCTTGGTCTGGAACATGGTCAAGCGGGAACGAATTCCCTCTGCATTTCGACCGTCGTTTATCTCTTTTTTCAAAACGTGCAGCCTCGAAGTGGTCTTCTGCAACTCGTCACGAAGCTGGGCAAGCTCGGTACGCTTGGCGTTAATTTCCTCTGCGGACAGATCGTAGGGACGTTTGCAATGTGGACACGCAGCATGGCGAAGCTCGGTGTCCAAATTTTTAACGTCGCGCTCTAGGGCTGCTTCGCGCAGCTTAGCTGCGTCCTGTTCCTCAACAAGCTCATCCAAAGGAGCCGTGGGCTCCGCAAGCCGCTGAAGTTTGATCATCAATCCCTGGCGCTCTTCTGCCTGTGGAAGCTCTACCTGGTTGAGGTAGGTAAGCTTCGTCTTTGTTTCTGTCAGGTCTTCTTGTATCTCTTCTGCATCTCGGTCGCTGAGTTTCTGTAACTGCGCCCGGAGAGCTTCACGCTTTTCTACCTTCTCCAGGTCAGACTGCGCCGAAGCATACTCCGCATTAAGATTGTCGTACTTACGCTTCCAACGGTCAACGTCTTTCTGGGTGATGTCCTTTGGGTGGTCGAACGTCTTGACCAGGTCGCTGCCCTTGAACCGAGACATTGTTTGTCTACGCCCAGACGTCCGCTGCTGCAGCTTCGAGTGTAGAGAAGACACCTCGGTGTACTCATCGGTGTCCTCTGAGTTTTCGTCCTTGAGATGCTCCAACATTATTTCTGCTGCTTCGTGGTCAGCCTCGAGGTCTACCAAATCTGGCATCGAAAAGATTTTCTGTTTAACCTCTCGAAGCTCGTTGCTCACCTGCGCGAAGTCGGACATCGAAGTCTCGTGCATAGAGAGCATCCGCTTGGCCAACACGTACAACTCGTCGTAAATGTCCAGGTCGAACATCACTGTCAACCGCTTACGTCGCTCGAACTCTTTGCCATGAATCATGACATTGTTGAGCTCTTGCACCAAGTAGATAAGGTTGAAGAAGGTGGTTTCGTCAAGTGATAGCAGCCCTTCACGGATCCACTTGTGAGGTGCACGTGAAGCGTCTATAGGGAGGACGTTCTGGCCCGTCTCTCTATCGATCACCATCACTTTATTGTTGAACCGGTGGTGCTGGCGGTACTGCCGTATCTCGTAAGGGTGCCCGCCAACACGCAACTTCAGGGTGGCCGACATGTCGGCCCCGCTAAACAAGTTGACGATATCGGATTTATGATCACCGCGCCGCTGGTCCCGCTTGCCCCCTTTACCTACCTGCAACTGTGCAAACACCTCGAAGATGGAAGACTTCCCCGCACCCAGAAAACCACCATCATCCATGTTCAACCCACGCACCAACACGAGTCCCTGATTCGCCAACGGGAAGCTGCACTTCCGGTAGATGTAGGCGTTCTCGAACTCCAGCGACTCGTATTCAATGAAGGGCATAGGCTACCAGCTTTTGATGAGCTTCATTGTACGGAAAGTAGCTGCTTCAAGCAGTGCAATAGAATCGGTAGAGTACAACTTGGTGCGCTCTAACACGGTGCAGTAGTCGTCAAGAATGAGTGGTAAACTCTCCGTCGACTGTGGCTTACGCGCAGTGACACCCTTGAGCAGCCACATTTTTCCTGGGTCGCACAAGGCATCTTTGTCAATCCACGAGTAGAACAGCTGCTGGAACGTCTCGAGCACGCACTGTGTAAAGTAGCCTGGATTGGTTACGTGTTGGAGTGCCTGCAGCGCCATCGGCAGGTTGCCTGCTACCACAGCACCCACGTAGCGTCTGATGACCTCGGAAGTCTGCAGTTCGGTCGACTGCGCTACCACCTTGGTGAGTAGCTCCTGCCAGTTGGATGTCTCGCCTTTCGCAGCTTCAGCGTGATTGATAACCTTGCTGAGCAGCCCGAGGGCATCACGAAGATGCCCATCGCTAGCGGTAGCAATTTGCAAGCACAGCTTCTTCAGCATATCATTGGGAGGTTGAAAGCCTTCCTTGACGGCGATCTGATACACACGCTTCGCCACGGCTTCTGTAGGCAGCGGCTCGAGCGAAAAAATCTCTCCACGGCTACGAATGGTGGAGGGTAGCTTCTCGAAGTTGGTGGTGCACAGAATGTAGCGTGTGCGCCGAGGTGGATCCTCCAGCATCTTGAGCATCGCCTGGAAAGCAGCACCTGTAATCTGATGTGCTTCATCCAGGATGAACACCCGAAAGTTGTACCGAGGTGCTTGAGGAGCGATGGACGCTAAGCGGCGAATCTCATCAATGCCACCATGCAGTGCTACGTTCAACTCTGTCACGTCGGGATGTTCAGACCTACCCAACAATACGGGTTTCATCTGCTTGCAGCTAGAGCACTCCCCGCAAGGTTCAATGCCGCTGGGTTTCTGACAGTTGATGTAGTAGGCTACGAGACGCGCCAGCGTTGTTTTACCTGCACTGTACGGACCATGAAAAATCAACACAGGGTCGATTCTCTTGTTCATGATCATGCCACGCAGACTGTCTACTACCTCTACTTGCCCCACCATCTCAGCGAATGCTTTAGGACGCCACTTCGCTGCTAGATGCAAGTTATCCTTGTTCATCATTGTCCTGTACCTGGTATCTGTCTGGAAGTTCTACAGTCACGCCTGCTGTTTTTGCCAACTTTATGGCAATCCGCCATGCCAACGGGTACAAATCTTCTGGAAGGTGGGCTCTCTCCAACGCTGTTTCAAGATCATCAAAAATTCCCACCGTGACCATTTGTTGGTCGCGATCCTGGCGACGCTCAAGCGACACCACACTAGGATGAAATTCAACGTTCAGTGGCAGAGCGTTTTCGGGAAAAGGACCCTCTGGACGAAACTGGATCAGCGCTTCCTCAGGAGGAGGCCAATCCTCGAGTTCCTCAGTAACGATACGAAGAGGGATGGACGGAACAGGAACAAATTCGGGATCTGCTGGGCGGTTGGTATCAACAATGAGCACGCCCTTTTCCGCGACCTCGTCAAAACGGGTTTGGTGCGGCGACCCAGAGTACCACGCGCAATCCAGTAACGACTGGCAGATGTGCATGTCGCCCATCGCCCAGTAAGTCACAGAAGGAAGGTTGTTGTCGATACGGATTTGGTTCGCCTTGGTGATGCTCAAACCAACGTCCGTTTTACAGCCCTGCACTGCTTCATGAAGAACAACTACTACCGGTAAATCCGGGTTGGTGCAGTAGTCCTCCAGCAATGCCTGCACAATCAAGAAAAGTTCCTGGTCCATCCATCCCTGGTAAGGCATTAGCACCAGGTAGCAACCGAAGCGTTCGTACACACTGGGCTCACCATCGTGAACGAGGTGATTCCCTAAGCGCTGTGCGAAGGCGGAGAGGTAACTCAAACAGGTGTCGCCAACTTCCACAGAACGCTTGTCGTGATTACCGCTGATCATCACAACTGGTACACGGCACTCAGCGAGCCACTCCGACAGGAGCAGGCGCTCAGCGTGTGTAATATCACGTCGGTCGTAGATATCCCCCGCTACTACTATGAAATCGACCTCACGGTCCTCCGCAATATTCTGGATATGGCGAAGGCACGCCTTTGCACGGCCCAGATAAAACTGGCTGAACCGACGCAGAGCGTTGAGGTGCAAATCAGAGGTGTGTAAAAACGTTGGCATACTACCGTGGTGCTTACAGGTCTACTGGACGGACGGTCGTCCTCTTGTTACCCACACAGCGCAAGGCGGAATCGAGCATCATCTGGGTGAACTTTTTCGCGAGGGAATCCGCGAGGGTACCGTCGACACGGAGACCGATGGAACTGAAGTACTCCTTCACCTTGGATGCGGTGATGACCTTCTTCCCGTGCTCCTCGAAGAAATTTCCTGTGGCTTTCCTCATCTGCATCTCATCTAGAACTTTTCTTTTCTTTTCTGCCATGACTCTCTCCTTTGTTCAGGCTTCTTCTGTACACTGTTTCAGGTACACTGTTGAGTGGCTGAAACGTAGCGCTTTCCATTTTGCCCATGGAGCGTCACCACGCATCAGCGAGCGAATGTGAGGGTTTAAAACGGTACCATCTTGATACAAAGCGACGGTACCATTCAAGGTGTTCAAGTAACTGAGTAGTATGTGTGTGCCGTCGAGATCGAGCGCTCCTATGCCCTCGAAAGGAGGGTCCACCCAGAAAAGGGTGTGCGGGGCGTCATTGATCTGCAGCACTTTTTCAATCGTATTATGCTCTATCTGCACACGGTACAGGCGGCTATGCAGCTGCGGCAGAACCGGGTCTACGCTACGCAGCGCAGCCATTACTTTATCAGAGGTGGTATCGGGCAGTGTCTCCTGTGCAGGAGCGAGCTCCACCGCAGGGAACGCGTCACGCATGTAGCAGTACCACGCATACGCAGCTAACACAGCATCCCGGTCATTCTGCTCTTCCCACACTGCAAACAGGTGGGAAGTCAGGAAGGAGTTGGTCGGGGGGACGAGTTGGCTGATCAGGTAAAACCAACTGAAAGAGGATGGATCGCGCAACGTATGGAAAAGGGTAATAGCAGCCCGAGCGTAGTCGTTGAATACCTCTACTGGAGCGGGTTCTCGAGCCATCAGAAGAGGCGCCCGTCCACCAAACACCTCCACGTACACTTGACAATCTGGGAGCGCCTGCGCGACTTCACGTAGAGGGCTGTCCTCGGGACGTCCTGCGTATGAAGGCAGTCCCGCTATAGGAGCACTCCAATCCTGAAGTGACTCATATTCGTAGAGGAAGACATAGCAGCCTAAACCGCGCAGCAGAAGCGCTACTTCTTTGAGATCATCACGCTCCCACCGAAACTTGTAGAGCCCTGGCGCTAACGCGTCGAACGGTAGAGCACGGTTCCGCAAACTTGGCGCAGCTGTGATGAGTAGTACCCCGTAGGTACCATCAGCATGGCGTCGTACTAGCAGAAAAACCGAGCTAAATACGTCCGTAATAGATGATAATCCTCTAGCCATTAAAACGATTCGTCGAAGCTAAGGTCAGCGTGATCTTCCTGCTTACTCTTGTTGACAGGTTTTTTGCCAACCTTGCGTCGGTTAACGCGGGTTTCTTCGTACTCCGCAGCTTCATCTGCTACCTGCTGTTTGAGGTCTTCTTCGTCGTTGTCGTCTACTTCGTCTGGAACGTCGTAATCGGCATCGTAGAAGTAGGTAGACTCGTTACTTTTCTCGAAGTAGGTGCGGTACGTTTCGTTCTCCCGCAACATAGCAAAGCACATAGCACGAAAGTCTGGATGCTCCACTGTGCGACGGAAGTCACCCCAACTGAGTATCTTGTTATCGTACCCCTCCAAATGGATTTTCTGCTTACCCGCACGAATCTCGAGGAGACCCAGGTGTTTCAGGAAGTAGAAAGCGTCGTAGGACTTGTCCAACCCGCGCCCAAGCATGAGACGCATATCTGTGCTGCGAAACGGTGGGAACGCTTTGTTCTTGGTCGTTCGCCAGATGACAGGTACCGTCTGAACACCGATCTTGTCGGGCTCTACACGCTTCACAGAGGAGCGCACTTTGTACCCGGGCCAGAATCGAAGTGCTTTGCCACCAGATTCGTGTTGGGGAGCTCCATAGCCCCCAATGTTGGTACGCATCTGGTTAGTGCCGATGAGCAATGCACCACGTCTTCGCAGGCGCGGAACTACGCGTTTGAGGAAGTAGCTGTGCATCCGGGCTTCGTCAGCAATCCGGCCACCGTCACCGACCTCATCTACCTCTTCACTACCCATCCCTGCGAAGCTATCCACCAAGAAAAGCATCCGAGGTGGACCGTCGTCCACGATAGGCATCTTGCTAAGCACACGAAGGATATGACGGTAGACCGCTTCTCCGGTATCTGGTTGCGTGTAGAAGAATCCTGGACGCTCGATGGTTTTTTTGCCATCTTTGAACTTGACTTTGTAGTTTAGGTCGACGCCCATCGTACGCATGTAGACGGGATCTGACCCCGCTTCAGGGTCGTACAGGCAAGCTGGAATATTTATCAACTGAGAGCTAGCCAGGATGGAAGTGAGCAGAGTAGATTTACCACTCCCCTCCGGACCGAAGGTGGTCCCCATCAAGCCTGGCTTGAAGCCGCCACCAGTAATCAAGTCCAAGGAAAGGCTTCCGGTAGAGAGCACATCTTTTACGCGCTGTCCTTGCCGTAAGTTGATGCAGTCGAGCTCCTCCACCTCGTCAAAAGCGGCAGAAGCTGCTTCCGCAGGATGCACTATCTCTATCTTTAGCTTGTCTTTCTTTTTGGACATGGTACCTCTACAAAGGCAAGCCGACGAGCTTGCGCAGAGTTTCGTAAGTAGCCATCCCTCGATGACGACCAACTTCGCGGCCACCACGGTAAAACCGTACTTGAGGAACGTACGCAGTACCCAGCTGTGTGGCTGCTGTAGGGTCGTCTACAAGGGACACCCTAGCAATGTAGAGCAGTAAACGTCGGTGACGGATGAAGCCAAGTAGAGACTCCTCAAGTTGACTACACAATGTACTTTCATTGCTAATCAACAAAAAGAATTCGACGTCGAGATCTCGCAGTGCCAAAGCAGCATCCCAAGAAATTGGGAAAACTTTCCCGGCAAAGTCTCGAATGCTTCTACCAAGCAACACCCGTCACCACACGCTACTACCACCCCGAGGGGTCGTCCTCTTCCACTGCTTTAGTAGTAACAGTGGAAGAGGTCTTTTCACTGGGAGAGTCGCCCCAGCCGTCGTCACTGAAAAGGGTGTCATCGAATTCGGGACCGCTTTCACTGCTGTCACCGCTGTCGGCGCTAGCAGCAGTCTCATCTCCCCACGCGTCATCGGTGCTGGCAGATTTACCGTTGCCAGAGTCGTCACCCCACGCGTCATCGGTGCTGGCAGCAACGCTTGTCTCGCCCCATCCTTCGTCAGAAGGAGCAGACTCTAATGGCTCCGATGGCGAGTCGTCGTCGCCCCACGCTTCGTCTTCCGCTGGAGGAGGTGGGGCAGCCTTAGCTTTAGCTGGTCGTCCACTACCAGTGGGCCTCCTGGATTGCTTCGCAGACTCAGAGTCACCCCAGCTACCTGAACGGTCGTTGCCAGGCTCATCGCGGCTTGCAACTACCTCGATCACTTCTTCAAGACGAGCGTACAGTCCAAGACGCTTCAGGTCTGCGCGGATCGTGTCGGGATCTTTGACCTCGACAATTTCATCGAACGGCGTGGGCTCACCCTTAAAGATGTTGCCCCCACCCTTCATCATCCAGATACCCTTTTCCTCGTCAAACTTCACAGGCATTTTGTTGCCCTGGTAGAAGCGTACGCGGTCCTTCGGGTCTTGAGCTTTTTCGTCGTAGTGCCACAGAACGGAGGTGCCCTTTTGGGGGTCATCCAATTCGCAGCCCATGATGTCACCGATCATCGCCAGGTCGTTCTTTCCATATTTGTTGGTGAACAGGACGCCGAAGACGTCCTTCCGACCTTCTTTGGCTGCGGTGATGTCGAAAGCTTCGATGTAGTAACGGAAGGACCCAAGCAGACGAAGCTCCTGAGGAAGGCTGTCGTCTTGGAAATCGGCGCACAGGGGGCACGACGCATCAGGCCCCTTCCTAAATTGTCCGGTGTCCCAGTCAAAATCCGGGCACACCTCATAGAAACCGCTCTTGCTTCCGTCTTTGCGCTTGAACCGCACATAATGCTGGAAGATGGTAAAAATACCACCGACCAAGCGGATCTCCTTCGGTTTGCCCCTCTTCGGCTTCTCGAGGTAGTCAAGCTTCTGGTGCCACTTATCTGCGTAAGTTCCGCCACCAGGGGCATTGGAAATGGGACGACGTCCCCGTGGATATGGTGACTTTTTGCTGGCCATTACTGTGTGCTCCTTTTCACTGTCTGGTAAATGTCACAAGCTCAGCGTCACGGTCGTAGCTGCAAGCTGTACTCACGTATTTTACAAGGTAGGGGATGGTTTCTGAGGTTCCGCTTTATTTTAATCAGCGGGGAGCTCTTCCACACGTAGCAACGCTGTCTGACTGTTGGCGAGCGTGGACATCGATTTCTGCATGATAGCTTTGCAAGCAGCCTGCCTAAAGACTTCACGAACTTCTTGTCGTGGGTCTGGGCTTGTGGCCACGCGGTCGATGATACCATAGCGAAGACACACGAGGTTTCGCTGCCCTTCGTCAACGTGGCTGAGCACTTGCGACACGAACTCTGATACAGCCTGGAGCTCCTCCTCCTCCTCCACCGATTCATCCAGCAGTGCCTTGTCGGCAGCGGATTCGCTCTCGTAGCCGTCCTCGTTACTTGTCGCCATAGATTCCAGGGACACAACTCTGGTGCCACGGACTTTCGTTTTCACAAGCTCAACGGACTTGACGGTGGTATTGCAATGTTTGGCAACGTCTGCGGTGGTGTAGGAGTCACGGAGCTCAGGGTCTGCTTCAAAGTAACGCTCCGCCTTAATTATTTCCTGGTAGCGTTCGATGACGGAGCCGGGGAGTTTAATTAGGGAGCCACTGTGCTTAGCGCTGCCAAGTATTTTCTGGCGGATCCACCAGTTGGCGAAGGTAGGAAAGCTTGTACCACATCGGAGGTCGTACAGGGAGATCGCACGTGCGAGGCCCAGGCTTCCTGATTGGAAGAGGTCGAGGGCTTCCATTTCGCTTTGCGCACGGCTTTTTACGGGTTTGAGTACCAAACGCGAGTACGCCTTCAAGATACGTTCTTGAAGGCCGCGCACGCGTTTCAAAATTCGTACCACAGCACGAATGGTTCCATAAAGGAGGTTGGACTCTACACAACCCATGTCGAGCTCGAGAAGGTCCATCTGGTCGATAAGGCTCTCTGCACACCTTGTGAGCTCCTGCTCGTCGGCCTCACCTTTTTGAGTGGACCTTTTGTCGTTTTGCTGCCGCTTGTGGATCAGCTGAAGGGTTACCTCAGCGAGCTTGTCGGAAACTTCAATGTACTCCGCTCCCACTTTGGCGAACGCTATCAAGATGTTTTCATAGTGACTTGTGGAGATGCGAAGGGTACGAATGATACGCTTGGAAAAGGGAACAGCTGCTTGCCGCTCCATACGGGACAGCTTGAACAAGTCGAAGCCTATGCCGAAGATTCGTTTGTTCTCAGCGCCCATCTCCACTTCATCGTTTAACGCGATGCGCCTGCGAACGCGCTTTCCCTTGTAAACCTTCCTACTTTTAATGACCCCAGACGCAATCTCGGAGAGCAGGTAGCAGAGGTTGTCCTCAACGAAGGTGGTAGCGTGTAGAAGATGGTCTACACCACGAAACACCAACTGCTCGATCTGGGAAAACAACTGCGTTAGATCTGCTTTCGCTAACGGATCGTATCCAAGAGTGCGTTTGGCTAAGTCGTTGAATGTTGACCAGTTTTCTGTTTGACTCTGATTTGTGACATACATTTGGTTGACCCATCCACCAGGATTAGTTACTCTCTGAAAGAGCACCCTTGATCTAGGATGATGCCGTAGATCTGCTTTCTCGTCAAACAAAATTTACAAGGTCGAAAATATTATGCCAAAAAAACGCTACGCGGCCACCCCCATCAAGCGAATGAACCTCAAGCAGCTGGTGTTCGCCACCAACGCACGCTACCCAGAGATCATCAAGAGAGCCAACTCCCAGTGCCACATAATTCGGAAAGAGTACAACGTAGGAAGCAGGGATGGGTTCAGACGGGATTACCGACCAGACAGAACTTTCTACAACGAGGCACGCCTTTACTCAGCGTGTACAGACGGAAAAAGAATCAGCTATGTGCGATTCTTCGGACCCCCAGATCCTTCCACTCCTGTTTGGGTATGGTGCAGCTGCCCTTACCATATATACAATTTAGAAGTGGTTCTAACACGTTACAACAGTTCGTCTATTATGCTGTCCAACGGGAATAGACCTATCGTGCGCAACAGACAGATGTTCCCGCACCTCTGCAAGCACCTAGTGAATGCGGCGAAGTATGCGCTTCAGCAAAGAGACGACCTTGCAGCCAGGAGAATGGAGGCGCTGCAAGAAACAAAGACAGCAGCTGCTAAGCAGCAGATGACACGTATGGCGCAGAAACCCCAAGCAAGCCGTATCCCAAAAAGACGGTTCGTTACCCCAGACCGAGGTGGTGACCTGTTTGAAATCCCCTAGCTAGTACCCGCTACGCTGGCGGTGATAGCGCCCACGGGGCCTGTCGTTGCGACCAGGAGACCTACGACGTCTTCCCCGTTGAGGACGTCGACCCTTCTCTAGTAGCATGATGTCGTACTCCACTCCAGAGTCACCAGAAGCAGAGCGGGCGATGGATCGAACAGCGTCCACGGTGTGCCCATCCTTACCGATGACCTGCCCTAAATCCTCCTCCTTGACATCCAACTCTATAATCACCAGACGACTTGCTCGGATAATGTTCACCCGGAGCTCCTTCGAATGGTTGGCAATACGTAATATGGAAAGCACAACGAGCGCTTCGATGCTGAGCTCACTGATGTCTTCAACTGAATCAATTTCGTTGTCCAGAAACTCGGAAGCGCTCTGAAAACCGGCAGTACTCTGCGCGTCTGATCCTTTCTCTGTTGGCGTCTCGTCTGATGGAATCTCTTCGTGTTGGTCACGATCAGCCATGTCTCTTCCTTTCACTAGTGGGACTCTAAGAACGATGCGAGGATGAATAGCTCGTGTTCCGACCTCTCCTGTGGTTGTCCTTCAATCTCTACCTTCCTACTCAAAATTCCATCAATCGCGGGTGAGAAACAAACAGTACGCCAAGGGCAGTAGGTAGCATAGGAGTCAGAAGGTTCCACACAAAGACCACGTGGGATTCTTCCACTCGTTAAGCACTCCTCCGCGAGCTTAATGCGACCAAGTACGTCCTCGTAAATATGGCGGCTGATGGACACCTGCATAGGAAGCCACGTTTTCCAGGGTGTACCCCTATCTACATAGATGATAATTATCTTTTTCAGCTTTTCTGTTAAGCCGAAATCACTCAAGTGATCGTTGACGTAGTTGGCGTACGCGTTGATCTGTAAGTAGTGCGACTCCTTAGGCTTGTTGGCTGCCTTGTACTCCCGAATCTTCTCCAGACTCGAGCCCTTGAAATCGATGAGGTAGTTGTCGGGGGTGCGCAGGATACCGTCAAGGTGCCCACTGAACGGATTGTCCTTCGTGCGCTTGATGGCGTACTCATGGTAAACCATTTCGCGGCCACAAGAACCACACACCTGTATTCCTGTCTGATGCCGACGAATTACCTTGCAGTTGACACACACCCAGTTACCATGAAGCTGACCCTCGATAGCAAACCATTTCTGGAGCGCCAGGTGCAACGCGGTACCCATCCAGGCCGAGCTCTCTGCGATGAACGTCTCCTCCCTACGAGGACGCTTCCGTACAGGGAGGCGACGATAGATAACGTACGCTCGAGGACAAATTGGGAAGCTGCTCGCACGTATCTGAATGTACTCAGGGTGCTCTATCTTGCGCCGCATGTAGCGAATATCACCAAAGCTTTTGCGGATAGGAGCACTAATCCGCTCTGCGTTGGGAATGTCGAAGATGGACAAATCTCTCTCCTCGCACTGTAAAATAGTTGGCAGAGCGCAGTCGCTCCACTAGTATTACTTTACAAGATAGCTGTGTAATTCGGCACTTGAACAATGACAGACCTCACAGACTTCATAGTCAGTCAACTCAATGCCAAGGGCATGATGGTCTTTGGAGTAGACGGGCGCCAGGAAAACCTGAAAACCTTCTGCTTCCGAGGGCACGACAACAAGACACCAAGTCTCTCCATCCGTCGATGGGATGGTGCGTTCCTCTGTTTCGGTTGTCATGTAAAAGGGCCGAACTGGAACGCTCTGGCGGCACACATCAATGGAGATCAGCTTTCTGATGAAGCGATGCCCGACCCCTTCTTGTTGCTGAACAAGAAGCTCGAGAAGCGCATCCAGAAAGCAGCCGCCGAAGTGAAGGTCCCCTGGGACGTGGAACCGTGGGTGAAACCATTTCGGCACGTCCCATTGGAGACGCTAGAACAGCTTAATGCTCTGCGCTGGTACGACGACATCAACCCCAAGGACCGTTGTGAGCGCGTGCTGTTCCCTGTCTCTATGTACGGCGAAATCGAGGGATGGGTAGCACGTCGCACAGACAAAGCACCTCCAGGGGGGAAGCTGGACACGCCCTACAGGAACGCCAAGCACATGTCCTCGGCGGAGGCACTCTACCCACTTGACCACGTTATTGGCATGAAGCGGCAAGTGGTAGTGTTGGTAGAAGGCCCCTACGACGCGATTCGTCTGGTGAACTACGGCATCCCTGCGCTGTCTATACTGGGCACAGGAAACTACCATCCTGACAACAGGATGCACATCTTGAACACAGGAGCAAAAACGGTGATACTCGCGATGGATTCTGACGGGGCCGGGGAGTCTGCACGGCTGGACATTGCCCCCAACATACGAGAAATGTTTGACCTGAAGCACTTTGTCTGCCCGGATGGAATGGATCCTGGCGGTATGCCAAAGCCCTACTTGGACAAGCTGTGGAGGATGGTGAAGGAAACCGAGAGGAGCTACGGGTTCTCGAGGCGATGAAGCAGCACGTCGTACTTCGCTAGGTCTGCTGGCTCCATATTCTGTTTCATCCATGATGCAGTGAACGCGTTGATGTCTTCCACAGTAGGAGGTGTATCGCCGGGGTTGCTGGCAAACTGGCTGTTCATGGCTGCCTGCAGCTGTGGCCAGTATTCTGTCTGAGTGATCGTTTCGTCGGTCCTTGTTCCGGGCTGATCACCAGCGGCTTTGTAATCCCCGAGGATCTTAGTTGTGGCAGCGAGGGCCTGCTTACCCATCTCCTCGTTGGGGTCTACTGTGCTGGGCTGCAGCAAGTCTCCCGCCACAGAGGTGTTTCGTGTTGGAGTTGCTGTCTTACCTGGAGGCGTAGCTACCAAGCCAACTTTCTTCTTTTTCCTGGTGGTACCCGAGTCCAACTTCGTAGTCTTATACGGCGTGGCTTGGTCGTCCGGGGTCGCACCCTTATCTGTCGCCCAGTATTTGTTGAACTCCGCCAAATCGAAGCTTTGAGGCAGGAGCTCACTCATGGCACCGTGATTGAGAATGGCGTTTGAGTACGCGTTACGAAGGCCCTCAGCGGCATTCCTTCCCCAGATTTTGGGCGACGTTTTGTACACCATAAACGTGGCGTTCCACGTCACGGAGTTGGCCGCGTCTGCTGTTTCAACGAACGTAATTGGATCTTGCGTGAAGTACCCTTCCAAAGTAATGCGAGGAAACAGGCGTGTGTTCACTCGCAAGATGTGCCGATTCTCCCTGTTGTTCTGATCGAGCATCGGTTGGTCAATCAACTCTAGAAAATCGTAGAAGTCCTCTATGCCTGGCGGAACAGGGGGATGGCGTAGAATACTTGTCAGCACATCCGCGTAGCCGGGTTTGAATAAGTAGCTAGGCACCCCAGCGCCAGGCATCATGTTGCCCGTCTGGAATGTGATATTTATTGTAGGCTCATCGTAGTATGTACCACGATAACGGTTACGCCACGCGTTTCTGATTGCACCAGCAGCGGTTTTTGACACAGTTTCACGCTTAGCGAGATTCCATGTCATTTCCCGTGGATTAACAAAGAGCCTTATTTGTTTCTGCAGGCGATCCCAATGAGTACTAGTCACCACCATGGGAGTGCGGTAGCCTGTAAAATCGCGTTCCCAAGCAAAAGGGGCCGCGTTGTCTGCACTGCCAGCGGCAACGGTAGCTGCAGTGGCAGCTGCATCTACCATATCCTTTACTGCTTTAAGTTGTGAAACTAGCGCCATTGGTTACACCAGAACCTTTTCTACAGATCTTCGTCAGACAACACACTTGGCTTGTTGCCACGCTGCTTGTTTTTCTGGCCACCCTTCTTAGAAAAGGTAGGCTCCTCCGACCCACCCGCTCGCGATGCCTTGATGGACCGCAGGTACGCACAAATGTTGTCGAACTCGCTCAGCTGAGATAGCATGTACCCGATGTCATCGTCGCTCAGTATGACCTCGTCCCAACTCTTGAGCTCGCGTAGGTAATCACCCTTGAGAGAGTTGTCCTCCTGCAGGTCACGACAGAACTTTTGGATTTTGGGGGTAATCGTGATGGTCTCCGCTGAGACAGTTAACGCGTTCTGAGGCTCAGGTTGAGGAAGCCTCATCTCTGGAAGAGAACTGCTCTGGAAATCGGACATTGACAGGCGAGCTTCGTCCAGGTCGGCTACAGCGTGCGTCTCGCGAGAACCACCCTGTTTCACCTTGAATTGTGGACGCTGGTTGAGTGCCTCACCACGACGAGCTTCTAGCTTCTTGTACGCCTGCGTTACGGAAGCACGGACCTCTGGATCCGACAGAATTTCTTTCGCCTTCTCAACATCGATGATCTCGAGCACGCCCTTGTTCACCCAGTCGATGAACGCTGTGCTGAGTGGAATCGCACTGGGGGGTGCCACACGTCGAGTAAGGTTGATCGGGTGCTTGATCGGCGGAATCTTCACTGTGCTGCCACGACCACCCGTCGGATGTGGAAACTCGATCACCAGCACATGAGCGGTGCCTAATACACGTGCGCTGCGGTTCACTACATAAATAGGAATGTTGTTGTCTACCATCATTTGAATATCCATCATCGAACTCCTTTGCTTGCTTCTACAGACCTATGCTGGTTGCAAGCGCTGCTACGTCATAGGGCGACCCACTGCCCCAGTTGTCTACGCGCCACACACGATTGTTGTAGCGCCAGTTCTTTGGACGTACACCAACCAAACCAGGACCGTTCGCAATACGGTAAATCAGAAGCTTACTCTCTGCGAACTTCTCCAGCATCGTGTTGATGTGCCCGAATATACCGCTGTAATCATGATTGTAAGTAAGCTGTACAGTCTGACCACCATGGTCAAACTGAAGCTCTGTCTCGAGTACCTGTTGGGCCATCAAACCCCACATTGCTGCGTAAAGTAACACCGCGTCAATTACGCCTCGAGAGCCGTTAATAGGTATTGATGCCAAATTCCAGTTAGTGGACGGTGCCACCGAATTTGTCATACCAACACCACGTATAATGTACTCGTAAACATCGCTGTCTGCGTACGCTTGCACCCAACCAACGCGCTTCTGCAGCTTGTCTATAAGCATCCGTAATGGCTGTATTAATCTCCAGAAATTCATTTCCGGTACGCGCAGTAGCTGTTGAACCTCGTCTTCAGGAGACACAACAGTTTCACGGACACGCCAGAAAATGAGGTACTCTCCTATCGCTAGCGGGTCGGTATCGAAGAAGTAGTGGTAGCGCCCATCCCTGCGCACGCGCCCAATTTTTCTTTTGGGCAAAGGGACCTTTATGGACGTCTCTTTCATCTCCTCTGTAGTCGTATTGTTGGCTGGAAAAATACTGACAACAAGCCGGTTAGAGGTATCAAGGATGTCTAGCCCGAGCTCCTCGGGCTGCGTGTCCATCGGCAGAAAAAGGCGTTCGTTCTTACCCGCTCGAGTCAAGTAGGTCCACTGACGTTCCTCGGGTTCAGGTTCTACAGCGTCAACAACATGGAACGTTTCCTGAAAATCCTTGTTGTGACCTGTATTGGTAACAAAAAACCAGGAGATGGACCATGGAGTGTCCGAAGTGTTTATCTCGGCGTCCTCTGGCACAAACCAACGGAAAGAATAATTTCCGCTACCTAGAGGCTTGCCTATACCTGTAGACACACTGGTGCCTGCGGGATCCTTGACATCCACCGCTGGATAGCTGTTCGTGTCTATGGAGGAAATTGGTTCCCCATCCATATCGACGAACGTGGCTTCGAACACTGCTGAGGTGGCTCGAGCGAACTGCATTATTTTCGCTTTCTATTTTTGCCTCTATATATAGAGTAACAACAACCGACTAAAATTAAGGTTAGGTATAGATGGAGATATATCTTGTCCCTTGGGGGACACGTATGGGTAATCATGGCCACACGAAGCTACCGACCGACCCACAAAAGAACACCTGTAACCGATGGGTCACAAGTACTGGAGAAGCACGCTCACGATATAGCGACAGAACAGCTGATCCCGCGCATTGAGCAGCGGAACAAAATGGCAGTAGAAACAGTCCCCATCAAAATATTCTTCTATCAAGCGATGCGCGCCGGACGACGCTGCAGCTGCTTCGATATAGAAACCAGCCCAGACGGAATGTGCCGAACCTGCTTTGGGACAGGCATAGTAGGTGGGTACAGCAAATACGGAACAACCACGCAGGTGCTGGATATCACGTACCCGAACCTGCGCACATCCAATATTATCCCGGACTGGAAAAATCGACGCAAGCCTACGCCGTTTGTTCTTATTGACGGTGCGCGGTATGGATCGGTAGAAGCTCGCATCCCGCTCACGAGTAATATTGGCGAAATTGATGCACTGAGCTCCGATTACTGGATCGAACCTGGTACTAACATAAAAGCCTATGTAAAGGCGCCAGCAGACCAAACATGGGTACTCCTTACACGGAACAACGTGAAGCAGCGGCTGTTCAATCCCTGGATAGACATTCGTGTGGTGATGAGTAGAGAGTCACCGAAGACACCCACGCCTTATTTGAAGTCGGTGTACCTACGTTACAGGAACATCACCGACAACATTATAAAAGCAAACATCCTTCGCGTAGGGAAAAGTGACGCGTTTGAAGAATTGGGTCTCATAGACAACTGGCAGGTCCAAACCTTCTGGATGGACAGCACCCTTAAATCGATCACCACAGAAGATTTTCTGGCCTCTGTGGAAGGGGATTCCCGATGGAAGATCTTCGAGGCGAAAGAATTTGCGCCGCACGGACAGCTTGTAAGTTGGGACATCGACGCAAAGGTGGTCCAGGAACATCAACCGTTTGTAAAGGTGCCACGCTAGGAGCTCACCAATGAGTATGGTCGAAATACACAACGTATCTCAGTACAGGGTTGGGCTCTCTTCGAGCTACCTAGGAGCTCAGGGGCGTCCTCTATACATAGGACTGGGTCCTACTCAAATCAAGCAGATAACGCAAGAAGAGCTCAGGAATTGGGGGGATGGGTCGAAGGCCGACCTAGCTGGATACGTACAACACGGCGTCCTGAAAGTAACTGAGCTCACGTCGGTGCACCTAGTGGACGACCTTGGGAACCCTCTAGAACCAGTTACTGCTGTTAGCTTACAAGAAGCGTACGATACAGCAGACACCATCAGAATCGCCTACAATGCACACATAGTGAGCTTGGCGGTGCATGGGGTACCAGATCTAGCGAACATTGAGAGCCTGGCAAAGCCCACAACCCTTCTGCTGCTTACTGCGTTCATTGCCTCTCTACAAGGAAACTTCAACGCACATATTGCGTTGGGGGTTGCTACGCATGATGTAGCGGACGCCTGGAATCCCGTAGTGGCGGTAACTGGAACGCTAGCGCAGAACATTCTAGCACTCCGGGAGTTGTACGCGAGATACCGCTCACACCAAATACAAAGTGACCCGCTTGGAAGCACCGTACTGAACCCAAACCAAATCATCGCCTACTAGCAGTCGGAGTGTACTATGATCAAAGTCCAGAACATCTCGCCGTATAAAATCGGTATTTCTTCGAGTTACGTAGGCACGCAGGGACGCCCATTATACATAGGGCTGGAACCGTCGCTGCACATGCAGATGACCCAAGAGGAGCTCAAAAAGTGGGGTAACGGTGCTAAAGCGGACCTTGCCAGCTACGTGCAACGCGGACAGCTACTCGTGACTACGATGACAGCGGTGCACGTAGTAGACGACCTTGGCAATGTTCCAGCACCATTTGGGGCGTTCGATCTCCAATCTGCTTACGACACAGCAGACGACCTGAGAAATGTGTACAACACACACCTGCTGAGCTTGGCTGTACATGGCGCACAAGATCTTGCAAACCCGGAGACGCTGGCTAAACCAGTCTCTCTAGCGTTACTCACCGCATTTATAACGTCGTTTCAGGGCAACTACACAGCGCACATTGCACTGGGTGCAGCAACGCACACAGTTGCGGACAGCTGGAATCCGCTAGTTCCTGCACCAGTCGGTACGTTGGACCAAAACATAGCGGCGCTTCGTGAGCTCTACGGAAGGTTTTCTGGGCACAAAAAACAAAGTAACCCAGCAGGAACAACCACCCTCAACCCAAACGACATCATAACTTACGTCTGAATTGTAAAATATATTACGGAGAATTACTACCATGTCTGATTCCAACCTCATAGTACCGGACTTCCGCGTGCTTGGGTGCGACCCTGGGAAAGTCAATTTCGCCTGGGCTGTGTATGGAGATGATGGTCTCGAGGAGACCGAAGTAATAGAAGGTGCTGAAACTGTTGACAGACTGGACGCAGTAGCGGCATTCTTTGAGCGCGTTGTACGGTATACAGAACCCGACATTTGCTGCATCGAACGCTTTCACCAACGACCAGGACCCGGATCTATAAAGAACATGGAGATGGTAAACCTGATGATCGGGCAGTGCCGGATGATCTGCAGGTTCCACCATGTCCCCTGTGAGCTCGTCACAGCCTCCGAGCACAAAGCGTGGCTGTCGAGAAACTTCGAGGTGGGGTATTCCACCAAGAAGACAAAGGGAAAAGTTAAGAAAAAGTTCGACATTACAACGTATAGTGAATGGCAAGGCATTCCTACCGAGCATGAGGTTGACGCGGCAAATGTCGCCAAGTACGCACACGATCACAAGCTAGCCCACCTCAGGGCTACATAGAAAGAGGGAAACCAAATGGGCCAAAACATGAAAAGATTCCGTCGTGGAGAAATCTCACGAGTCAACCCGCAAAAAGGCGTGCACACGGACGTACACTTTGGCGCTCTCCCTGAAAAGTCTCAGGCAGCTGCTGGGGCAAAACCGGATGCTACTGTGCAGAAGCTTACGGACAAAGTAACCCAACTGCAGACGGAGAACGCCGAGCTCAAAAAGGCGACAGCGGACCTTGACAACCAGCAGAAGGATGGCCACGTTGAATTGACAGCCAAGCTTGACGCTGTAAAAGCAGAGAATGGCAAGCTGGCGGAAGAACGTGATGAGTTGGAGCGGCAACTACAAGAACGCTCAGAGCCAGTAACAGGGCTGCGCGTGCTCAGTGTTACCGGAGTGAGTGAAGCCGACAGCATGCTACGCATCGACTGTGAGTTCAAGCCCACCAATGGCCCTCTGGGCGGTACAGGAGCCATCGTTTTACCGATCTCCGAGGTTGAGAAGCTCACCGTGAAAGACGAGGCTGAAGAAGACACGGCTGAGGAAGACGAGGAGGAAGCGTGGGGGGAAGACGCCGACGCTGAAGGAGACGAAGCCGAGGAAGACGAGGAGGAAGATGACGTTAAAGGATGATCCCCAAGAACGTGAAGCGGTCAAACAACCCACACCAGGTAGGAGAATCTCTCCACCAAACTGCTGCCCCAAATGCAGCGGACCGCTGAAACGGAACATGTTCCGCACTGGATCGACAAACCACCCTGGAAGAGACATGCTTGTCTGTTCCCGATGCGGCTGCAAGCAGTAGCCAAAAAACCCACCCTCATCTTGTAAAACTGTTCTAAGGGGATGCCAAGCCGACGTTGGCTTGTCCGCTCCGCCTCCCTCGTGCGACGCGCACTCCTACATGGGGTACCGCTGCTCACAACCAGCATGAGGAGGAAATGGTGCAACTAGCCGGAATCTATGACAAAGAGGACAGTAAATGCCATCATCAAAGGACTACCAAGAGAGGATCCTTGCTGACCGATACGCACAGAAGGATACCAATGCAGACGCGGTAGTTGGAGATAAAGTGGTTGTCTCGATGAAGAGGCGATTTGAGCGTGACGGGGAAGAAATTGAGTCACGCGAACTAGGAGTTGTGACGAAGAAGAACAGCAGTGCAGGATCCCCCTTGTACAGCGTTAAGCTGATTGACCACACAAAAGACGAAGCTGACTGGGAAACGGTGACCTCACTAGACAGACGTGCGTTTGACGTGTTGGTCGAAACCAGCTACGAGGACATCTGTAAACGAGTGTCCTCGGGAGCGGTGGCGCAGGAAAAAGACAACACCCTGTTCCGAGATGCTGTACACAAAGCGATGGTGAACCGCGAGTTCGTGCCTGCTGGTCGCATTTTGGCAGGGCTTGGCTGTAAAGATCGTACACTCACCTTTTTCAACTGCTACGTATTCCCCCCTCCCCACGACAGCCGAGAAGGCATTGCGGACCACTGGAAAAGTTTGTTCAACACGTTCAGCTTGGGTGGCGGTGTAGGCTGGGACAACAGCAGCCACCGACCTCGAGGAGAAGTAGTCCGCAAGGTGAACGGCAGAAGTAGCGGTGCTGTCAGCTGGATGGAGCAGTACTCGCAGATCACAGGTGCGGTAGAGCAGGGAGGATCGCGCAGAGGTGCAAGTTTACAGGGACTGTGGTGCTGGCACCCCGACATCGTCGAGTTCATCCAAGCAAAATCTCTGCGCGAGGAGTTCCTGGTAAACGGACGTAAAGTCTCTAGAAGCAAACAGCTGCTGAAGAACTCTAACGTGTCCGTGTTGATCTCGGACTCATTCATGGAAGCAGTAGCACGCGACGAAGACTGGGAGTTGATCTTTCCAGACACGAGCCATCCTTCCTACGACAAAGATTGGGATGGTGACATTACCGCATGGAAACAGGCGGGAAAGCCCATCAAGGTCTACAAGGTGATAAAAGCTAAGTGGCTTTGGCAGCTGATCATCGACCATGCATGGGCATCAGGAGAGCCTGGTCTCCTTTTTATGGAACGCGCCAACAAGATGTCAAACAGCTACTACTACGGCAAGCTTAGCTGCACAAATCCATGCGCCGAGCAGGTATTACCTAGCTATGCGGTATGTAATCTTGGTCATCTCAACCTAGCGCGCTTTGTGAAAGAGGAGGCTGAGCAACTACCCAAGCAACAGCAGCCATGGAAGAAGGCTACAGAAGCCTTCGACCTCGACAAATTCTATGCGGTGATTTCTACCGGTGTACGTTTCTTGGACAACGTGACAGACCTGAACACTTACCATATAAAAGAGAATGAAAAGCAACAATGTGGGGAGCGGCGCATTGGGTTGGGCATCCTTGGCTATGGAGAGTTGCTAGTACGCCTGGGGCTCCGTTACGGATCGGACGATGCAGTTGCGTTCACGGACTGGTTGTTCGACAAGCTGGCGTATGGCAGCTACAAGGCGTCCATGCTGCTTGCGCGGGAACGCGGACCATTTCCAAAGTTTGTCGCCTCCAAGTACCTCAATTCCGGGTTCATGAAGATCTTTGGAGAAGCGCACCCGGAGCTAAAAACGGACATCAGTGAGAACGGTGTACGCAATGTTACGTTGAACACCATTGCACCCACAGGCTCGGTGGGAACGATGTTGGGAACTACTACAGGCATAGAACCGTACTTCCTACCTGCGTGGGTGGCAAGAAGTCGCATAGGGTCGGCAGACGAGGAAGCCAACATCCTAACTGAGATGAAGAAGAAGTATGGAGAGGAGCTCCCAGACTACTTCGTGACAACCCAGGACATCACGCCTGAGGAGCATGTGCGCACCCAAGCAGCAGCGCAGCGATGGATCGACGCATCGATCAGCAAGACGATTAATTTACCCAACAACGCAACCCAGGAAGACGTTGCGAGGTCGTACAAGCTCATGTACGACCTCGGGTGCAAGGGAGGTACTGTCTACCGTGACGGGAGCCGTGACAAGCAGGTTCTCTACACGAAGGACAGTGGCGTTGAAAAGAAGCCACAAGAGGACCACGACGTTCCGGTTGTGGTGGTGGACGAGTACAAGCAGGGCAACGGGATGGCGGTGCTACGCCCGAAGATCGACTCGGGACTCGCGGTCATCATGAGCAAAGAGACCCCGGTTGGACGACTGCACGCAGGGCTGCGTTTCCACCACAAAACAGGGAAGCCATACGACCTGTTCCTTGTCAGCGGCAAAGGGGACATCTCCGCAGACGTGCAGGCTCTGGGAAGGCTCATCTCTGTTATCCTGCGTATGCCTGATGGCGAGGTGATCTCTCAAGAAGCACGTCTGGAAATCATCCGTGACCAGCTGCACCGTATCCCAGGACGTGGTCAAGTGGGTTTCGGTCCCGACAAGGTGATGTCGCTGCCAGATGGTATCGCTCAGATACTACACGACTACTTGTCTGGAAACTTCCCAATGGCCAACGTACCGATGGGTGAGGACCAGGTTGCGTCGTTCCTCACCCAGGTGGACGGCAACAAAGAAGTAGACCACCAAGAGGTGACCGCTTGGATCATGAACGAGGACCGTGAGCAGTTCTACAGCGAAGATACAGAAACAGACAACCTGGGGTTCGATTTTGACATCTGCCCAAAGTGTGGAAGCGCCACTTACGTTA